GAAATTTCTTCTTCCGGTTGAACTTGCATCATTAGGTCGATAGGCGCAGAGCCAAAAGCGCTACCAAAATAACGACCAGCCAACTCAAAGTCCATGCTTTCTCCTGCGTTCTTTTATTTTAATCTTCTATGACTTCGTAACCAGAAGGATCATTAACTTTGGAAATGATGATACCTTCGCCACGTGCATCCCAGTTCAGGAGATCACCTTCTTGCCAACCCAGCTCTTCCATTATCTCGTCCGGGAAGACAATAAACTGATCCCCGTTTTCGTCCTCTTGGACCTCAAGAATGTAACTCATTTTGCTGAAAGGATTTTCTCCATTAGCTTATCAAGTTTATTGTTTATCTCACGGAAATTGCTATGCATTTCTTGAATCTCTCTTAAGAAATCAACTTTAAGAACGTATTCCATTGGCATGCGGTTGATTTGATCTTCCAAGATGTCAATCCTACGCTTTTGAGATCCAATGTAATCGAAGGCTTGCTGAACTCTTTCTTGCTGCCTATCGAGTATTTTATTCGCCGCCCAGGATCCACCTGTAACAGCAGATACAATGGCCGTAAGACCAATGGCTATGTACTCCGGACCCACGGCGACCGTACTACTTTTCTTTCTATTCTAAAGTTTAGTAATCAATCTGAAGCTGACCTTTCCTTGCAAGGCCGGTCACGAGCCAGACCAAAGCATCAACACAGTCATCATGGCTACTAACACCAAAGTTGGTCAGTTCTTCAAACATTGCGGTGAAATTACGGAAACGATTGAAGATAATCTTGCGGTCTTCAAACATACCCATGATGCCCCGGAAACGGGCCAACTTATCTGACCGGAATCCTTTAACGGGGTGCCAGATCAAGTTGTACAAGCTTTCGTTGGTGAGACATACGCGTTTGAAGTCAGCCTCCAGGGAGGCCTGGTACTGAACCGCTTCACTCCAGATGTCGCACGTTGAATAAGTAGGGAAGTAGTTACCGTTATCATCCTTACCAAGGATCGACCAGTCATTGAGAAGTTCCTTCATGGCATCAAGCTTCTCAAGGTTCCCCATCACCCGCAAGCGGCGGTAATCAATGATATGGATTGCATCTCCAATACGTCCACCTAGAACCATCACGGTATAGTCATTCTTTTCTTTCGTACCAGCAGAAAGGTCAACACCAATACCAAGAGCGTCAAATTCAGTAGCAATCTCCGCTTTAACAATCAGTTCAGGAGCCAGAGACAGTTCATTCTGTCTGACGATCTGATTCATGTACTGGAACGAAAAAGCAATTGGTGCCTGTCGTTTCTTTTCCCGTAAGTAATCCAAAGACCACATCTCTGGCCAGTACGACTTTTCTTCCCCTGTCTTTGGATCATTCAAGATTGCAGACAACACAATCTGCATCCAGTTGTTTTGTGGATTGAATGTCGTCGAATGGATATCGTCATGACGGAAGCGCGTACCAAGACAAATTGCCCTGGCACCTTCAAACATGGTTGGTGCAATCACAGCATTCCAGTTGTCCTGCATCTGTTTACGAATGTCAGGGTTGGAGATGTCTGCAGCTGATTTGATAGCGTCATCAATGATGACAAGATGAGAACGCTTTGAGGTCACGGAACCTTTTAGACCTGCTGCGCAGAGTGTAAATTGTTCTTCACCAGTGGTATCGATGCCTGCAAACTTGTGGTCAATAGACCAGTACTCGTTACTGGTGACGTTCTTCAGGAGACGTACGGTTGGAAAAACTTCTTGGTACCGCTTGCTTTCAATGATTCGCTTGATGGTTGCCGACTTGGAACGTGCAATATCAACCGTGTAAGACAAGTACAGAATCTGCAATGGCTTCTTGGCCATCGTATGGATGCCAATTGCCCATGCGGTAAACAAACCAAGGATTGTGCTTTTTGCAGAACCCCGTGGCGCAAGAAGGTCAATGTTGGGTCCAGCAATCTTTAAGAGGCAGCTGCTGTCCTCTTGCGTCACAAAGTGCCGGTGCCATTCTTTATGATGTTCAGCTGGTGGTTTATCTGCTACGTAATCACAGAAGAAACCAAAATCTTCCCTCGCTTGTTGCAAGGTTTCAAGATTTTTTGGTGGACGAATCTGTTGCCTGCGGGCAGCAGCACGAGCATTACGCCTGTACGCAAGATGTTGATATGCAGGCACTAGATTCAGTCACCAGTAGTGACTAAATACTAACCGATTATTTTTTCTTCTTTTGTTCTTGATACTTACGCGCTTTATCTAAAGCTGCTTTGCGCTTGTCTTTGTCCGACATTTCGCTCCCGTCCTCGTTCTTCTCCCCCTTTCCCTTGAAGTGGGCCAGGAGTTCGGGAGGCATTTTGTTCTTGGACATCAGCTTTTCTATTGCGTAAGGCATTAAGGACTTCTGCTCCTTCTTTAGCTTCTCCTCCGATTGGTGCACCCTGTAATTGACGGGAGCCACTGAATCGATCTCGATTCTTCTGAAGTTGCTGAACGATACTGATCATCCCACCCGCAAGACGAGCATCTGGTGCAGATTCTGCTTGTGGAGAAGGATTCATTGTGTGAGTGAATTAACTCTCTTCATATTGCATTTTAGCCCACACACTCATTGAAGCCTCTTCCAAAGGAAGTTCAATTGGGTCGTCCTTGAAGATTGCCATTAACTCACGAATGGCACGGTCAGCTCCAGCCATTAGCAAGCCCTTGCGATCCCTGCTTCCGGTGAATTGTTCAATCTGTGCAATAGTGCCACGTAATTCTTTCTGCATACCAGCGATACGTGCCACACCTGCATCACGTTTGACGATGCCGTTATCTACGTCATCACGCAGCTTACGGATGTCCTCCTGCATTTCTTCAATTTCGTACAGGAGTTTCTTGCGATGATCAGGCTTGGGATAATGATTACGTACCCAATGATCACACGCAGTGATGCTACCCCTATAGCCAAGGAATCTGGCATAGAGATAGCATTCAATGATTGAAAAGGTGTTCTTGGCGAAGTCCGTAAAGAACTCCTGGTCAGACGATGTTAAGTTATCGACCCACTGGTCAAATAACTCAATATCGATAAGCTCGTTGGGCCTGGTTGTAGTCCCTGGCTTCGTCCGCTTGCTTAAACTGCTGGGATTGTTCAGCAGAGGTTCTTTGTTCTGTGGCACCTTTACCAATCGTCTCACGTTCTTGTAAGCCAGCCTCTTCCATCTTCTTCTTAGAGAAGCCGTAAGCAACCTCTGCAGCTTGCTTGTATTTGTCTAGATCAAACCAGTCATCGACATCAGTTTGACCTGCGGGTACGCTGGCGGGACTTGTTGTCATTGTTTAATATACCTTAAATCAGAAGTTGCTCATGACATTGGCGATACCAGCGGCAAACTGGCCTTTACGATCTTCAAGAGCTTCTTGACGCTTTTGACGACCTTTAGATGCTTCAAGTTTATCCAACAGCTGCTGGAACTTGGAGATATCAAAATAATCAGTGCTGCTAGAAGAGGTAGTCATTGCTATCGCTGGGTAATGTACCTATTTTAATCAGTATTAGCCGAAGGCTGAATTAATAAGACCGTACATACTGCCAGCCAAATTAATCCTGCCAATCTTCTCGTCAAACTCACCGCGAGTCTTAATGCCTTCTACGTTGTACTTTCCAGTGATGTCGGCAACATCACGGTTTGCTTGTGCTTCAATGTTGGCAACTTTTTCAAGGCCAGCATTAATAATCGGCTGGAGATCCAGGCGTCCCTTAACTTCAATACCAGCAACAGCTTGACGCCATTCTGATTCCTTATCAGCAGAATACTTCGTTCCTTCTAAGCCAAGCTCAGCGCTACGTGTTTGAGCGCCTGAGTATGCATCAGCAACATACTTATCAGCATCTGCATAGATGTTGGCAATATCCCTTTCATGTGCGGAAATCGGCTCAAAGATGCCGCCGCCTTCATTTGGATTACCAGCTCCACCGCCAGCTCCACCGGTATCGTCGCCACCAGTACCGTCTTTTTTCCTTTTAAGAACTTTTTTAGCGTTTGCCCCAAGTTTTACATCTTTACTTTTCTTGTCATACTTAATGACAGCCTTGGCGGGCTTATCGGGAAAAAGCTCTTGGAACTTCTTAACTTCTTTACCAGTGATTTTTTCACCAAAACCTCTTAAAACCTGGGAAGGTTTTTTAGGAGTTTTATTTTTGTTGTCTTTTGGCTTCTTGTTAGGCATGATTAAACTCCACGGTTCGACATGTAATCATTGGTGTAATAACCTTCGGCCGTGCGGCGAGGAGCACCAAAGATAAGACTTGCCGCTTCTTGAGCCGGTGTCATAATCTTACCTTGTGCCATCAGATTCTGTTTCAAGAAATCCCCAAAAGCAGCGGAACCTCTGATGCCCTGTTTCTGGGCACGTTCTGCCATGCTTTGAAACTCATCACCAGTAAAAGTTAAACCGGCGTTTTGATAGATTTGATCGGCTGTGTTCCAGCCCGCTGAGCCACCTAGATTAACTTCCTTTCCAAGACTTCGTTTAAAAGCTTTTGCATATTTCTTTTCACCAGGATACATCTCCATCATGGAACGGAGAAACTCCTCCCCCGCACCACGATCACCAGCGCCTACATAACTACGGAACTGGGCAATATCTGCTTTCTTTTTAGCTTGGCTTGGCTCAACGGCTGCAAGGCCGTAGTTACCAAAAGCCTCCATCATTGGTGATGGCTGAAATTGGGCGCCACCGCCGCCGCCAAAGAGCTTGCTCAAACCAAACCCAGCAGCAGAACTTCCGATGCCGGTCGCTAAACCTCCAAGTATTGCGGGGAGTACCATCTACTTACTCTTTTATTTCTATGCCTTATTTTAACTGAACTGGATTTAAGCCATGAAGGCAGAATAACGACCTGCAAGACCAGGGTTAAGTAAGGTATCACGCACCTGACCGCGACGATACTCTGGATTTAGCTTGATGCGAGCTTCATCGATTGGCGCTTTACGCTGCAAAAAGTAATCGTAATTACGATCAAAGATGGAGCGTCCAGCATTTGCATCAAACATTGCCAAGGCTGCATCTTGAGCACTGGCAGCAGACTGAGCGGTATTTCCTTGGGACAAACCACCCAGCAAAGAGTTAACTGCAGTACTGGCTAAGAAACCACCAGGACCACTAAAGAAGTTACCAAAGCCGCCTGTACCACCAGCAGAAGAAGCAGGTGCTGTTGCTGCGGAAGGAAACGCCTGATTAACAGGTGTAATAGGGTCGTAAGTTGCGTACTGCTGCCAGCTCATTGTAAATACCTATCTAAATTGATTCTATTCGACGTTTACAAATTAATGTACTGACGAGTTGTGTAACTTGCTGGCTGTGTGTTTTGAGCCAGGATGTCAAGTTGATCACCAAAGAAGCGATACTTTTCAGCCATAGCACGCTGGAATTCTTTCGGTGCATCAAGCAAACTCTTAAACACGTTGGCTTCCATGCCGAGGCGTTGGTTCTCCTTTGCAACATCCTTGAAATAAGGACCAAGAACTTCAAGCTGTTCCTTGATACGCTCTGGGGATTGTTGTTCTGCACGCATCTCATCAAGGAGCATGGCACCGGCAATCAGGCCACCATACTCATCGCCAAGAAGTTCTTTAACACGCTGCGCTTTATCCGTATTAAACGAATAAGAACCAGCAAGAGGAGGAGTCTGAACCTGAGCTTGCGGTACTGTCGCAAACTTCATAGCATCAAAGACTGGACCACTGGTAAAAGGCTGGCCTTTAACAAAGGTAGGAGCTGCCATGATCAACCAAACCGTACGGCGGGTGCTTGAATTGTGGAGCCAGCGTATGGGTTGCTCGTTAGTGCAGTACGAAGAGTTTCACCGGTCTGCGCTTGAGCACCCTGAGCCAGGGCGCCAGCGGTAGCAAGGATACCCAAGCGTGCACCAATCTGACCCTGCGTATTCATCAACGCTTGTTGACGAGTCATATCAGCATTCTTCATTTGGTTAACCAAAGGAATCATGCGTTGTGCATCGAGGAACTGCTGGTTGGAATAGAACTGAGTCAGATCTTTTGTCGCGGCAGTATCAACAGCAATCTGATTGCGGTATTGGGTCAGGCCCAATTCACCAATCTTGCCTTGCATTGCAAGTTGGGTAGAGAACTCACCCTCCTTACCCTTGGTTGGCTCACCGGTAATCTTTTGGCGGGTTGATTCAGCACCAGAGGCTGCAGCACCAGGAAGCAGTGCACCAAGACCCATCAGACCAAGACCGGCCACCGTACCTACTGTACCCCTACCAATGAGGGCTGCACCAGCAGCAGATAAGCCAGCAGGAGCAAGTGCCGCTACTGCGCCAAGGGGACGACCTGCTTGCAGTTCCTCAACAGATTGGCCAACTGCTGGAAGTGCACCGGCAATAGCAAGTCCGCCACGGGCATAACCACCGGCTTGCGGGAAACGTTCCTTAAGTTTTCTGCCGGCTTCACGCACTTGACCAGGGACGGCACCTACAACTTCACCGGCCCGGTTCATGTAATTTCGCAGGTTCTCCTGTGCACTAGGAGGAGTGGCGCCACGGAGTGACACATTATTACTCTGTGGCGTTACGTTTTCACCAGTAACCCGAACAGTTGAAGGAGTATTGACTCCAAACGCGGTCGGTTGATATCCGCCTGTTACGCCTAACTGTAAATTTTGAGCTGGATTTTGTCCGTAAAGGAAGTAGGGATTCACTTCAACGACTCTACTTTTTTATAAATTCTATCACTGCATCATTTCATACTGAGCAGTGGTTGGCATTTGCTCTTCTACAGGTTTTGCAGCTAATGCAGCGTTCGCCAAGTTACCTGTAATTACGCCTGCGCCAGCACCA